TGTGCTCGTACACAGCAAGACTTCCCCAAAGATAAAAGTTGCGTGAGGCATCTGTTCCAAAGGTAACAACCTGGTTAAGTCTAAAGAACATTGCTTGCGCTCCACCTTGCTCAAATGCTTGAGATGTAAAAGCACCTAACGAATCAACCTCAAAAGAAAGCGTTGTATCTGTTGTAGCGTTTGTTCCAGTATTTCCTTGTGCAACAATAACCGTTTGTCTTATGGTTTTACTGGCTTCTGTAAGTTCAGTGTCCAACGCAGGAATTGTGGCAGTAGCACTTCCTGGCTTTGTTGTTCCTAAAGCACCTACTGGAGCATTTAACGGAATACGAACCGTTTTTACATGCGTTGCGCTTGTATCATCGTAATCATACGTAATAGTGAGTCTTCCGGATATATTTATTGCTCCAAGCGGAGTAGCCGTACTCATATCATAAAGAAACCTGCCATCACATGTCATTGAAGAACCCGACCAGTTTGTATTAAAGTACGAAGCAAAATCACCTGCATGAGAAAGAATAAAGTTTTCTCCAGACAGCGTTATAGTATTGACATTGTTTACAGCAGAGTATCCTGCTGCTCCAAGTTGTACAGAAACTTGCCTTCTTGTACAGGTTCCTGTCAGTGTAGTGTTCGCATCAGCAAATACAACATGAAATTCAACCATACGAAAAACCTTACTGGACTCAGGAAGGTATAACGTAATTTGGGTGAAGTTTGTATTAGTTACGTCTGCCGCAGTTGTAAGATGCGGAAACCAAAATTCTACTGTTTTCTGTCTTGTTGCCATAATATTAATTTGTATCTACCCATAAATCTCCAATTGATGGACTAACAGGCTCTGTTGTACCAACTGTTAAATTTGATATTCCCCATCCTCGGACACTTCCTGATACATAAGAAGCAGTAGCAGCATAAGAAGCACTTACACTTGAACCCCCCGGGGCCCAGGATGCAGATAATGCATACGAAGAGGATGTAGAGTTATTAGAATATGAAGATGAGTTGGCATTATTTGCATAAGATGCCGTTCCACTTAAGGAAGCAGTTATATTATTCGCTACTATGTAATGGGTTACAGTTAGGGAGTTCAGACTACCGTCTGATCCAGAAGTTAGGACTTTTTTCCAGTTTGGCATTTTATTACATTTTGTGGTTAGATACCGGGCACCATACCCGGCCTACTTCCCTTTATCAGGGCCAACAAACTTTACAATATATAAATATGATTATTTCTTTGCCGAAGAGGTCTTTTTTTCCTCCTGGTGAATAATTTCTTTTAATTGAACTGTTTTCTCTATCTCTGCTTGGGCTTTCATTTGAATTATTTGCTCTATTTCCCCCTCTATCTTTACTTGGAGATTAGCTAAAAACTTAGCATCTTTTCCGGATACTGAAACTACATCTAATGCTTGTCTAATAAATGAAAGTTCATTCGGTGTAAAATCCACTGAGAATAAATCCATAACTATTTATTTTGGTTTTTTAAATACTGAGATTGTAGCTTAACTGCCAGGTTATAAAACATCTCAACCTGGTATCCTTTGATATCCACATTTTTGAGTACAGAAAGTAAAAATTCTAACTCTGAGATATCCAACTCATTACTTTGGGGAATAGCTCTACTATCCACCTTCTGATTTACTATAACTAATTCTTTGGTTGTAAAGGCCATAACAAAACATTATTAAGGTTTACGCATATATGAAAATGTCTCCTGCATTTGTTATCCACAGATTACCAGTACCTGTAGAGGCTCCTCCCCATACAGGAGCAGCTGACGGATCAGATGCCTGGTTTACTTTAGCACTTACTAAGTACTCATCTGCTACAATAGAAGTATTAGCTCCTACTATATCAAAAGCCAGGGCCCACCTACCATAAGTACTTGTACCTGTAGACTCTAAATAGAAAGCAGATCCAGAACCTGCAGCATTATACTGTGCTATAATACCAGCCTCTGTAAGTGCCGTAGAACCACTTGCTAACATTACAAATTGATCTTTAATTTGCAGGTTAGTAGTGTTTATGAAAGTAGTAGTACCATTTACTGCTAAATCTCCAGTAACTGTGAGATTATTGTTGAATATGGAGTTTCCAGTAACATTCACACCTCCAGCAGCTACTGATAATCCTGCAGTAGCTCCAGCACCTATCTGTACCTGGGTTCCGGTATCTGATATATTGGACCCTGATAAAAATCCATTACCATATTTTACTATTTGATGAAGAGCTATAGATTCAGTAGCTACGTTAGTGACATCAGCTCCTACAGAAATAAGGGTACCAGCTCCTACAGCAGCAGTTATAGCTCCAGAACCATCATAAGCATTTCCAGAAAGACCGTTACCTAAAGTTAAAGAATTTGGAACTCTTCCAGCAATAGAGGAAGACAAGGCGTAGCTAGCAGAAGTCGCATTATTGGAATACGATGCTGAAGTTGCTGAAAATGCATAGGATGAGCTGGCTGATAAAGTATTAGTAGTTGCGTTATAAGTCATTCCTGTGCTATCTACTAAAGCAGATTGGGCACCAGATGTACCTGCTACAAAGACCATGTAATAAGGGCCTACTCCTGTAGTGTTGTCAGTAGTTATAAAAGTGCTAGAAGTGGTGGAGGTACTTACAGATCCGCTAATTACTCCTACAAAATCCCCTTTAAAAGATCCGCTAAAGGAACCTGAATGGGACAACAATGTGGCTGCAGAAGTAGCAACTATATTTCCAGTACCATTTATAGCCTGACCAGTAACGTTTCCAGCAGATCCACCACCTATAAGAACTTGTCCAGAACTTACACCGTCTACTTGAATATTACTGAATTGTGGGGCACTCCCAGAAACTACGACCTTCTTCCAATTTGCCATTTTATTACTATTTTAGCTACCTATAAATATACAGAAATACCATCTAGCCCTCTAATCCGACATACAAAGATGAGGAAGTGAACCATATAGTACCAGATTCTGTCTGCCCTGTAGGGTCTACTGATTGAGTAGCAAACTTTACTATACTTTGACTTACGCTAAAAACTGGTGTTTGAGTTGATGCGTTTTGAATTATAAATAAATTACTATATATAGTGGTGCTTCCACTACCTGATATATTAAAGTATATCTCATTACCTGATTTAACTAAGAATAGACTCTCTAAGGAAGTGCCTACACTTGCAGAAACACTTCCACTGGCTATCTGAAATGCAAGTATATTTCCCTGGTTCAAGACATAGGAAGCAGTAGTAGCATAAGAAGCTGATTCTGCCCAGCTTGCTGTGCCATGAAATGATCCGGAAAAAGATCCCGACATTCCAACTACCTCTATCTGTTTACCTTTTATCAGTGCCATAATTTACGCAAATTTCCCTACTGCTACTACTTCATCAGATGTTCCAAAACTGTATCCTAATGTGGCAGGATTAACCGTAAGTACCATAGCACTACCAGAACTAGAGAAAGACACTATATGACTTTCCTGTATGAACACTCCATTAATGAAAAATTTAAAGTCATTTTCAGAAGTGGCTGATAATCCAGATCCAGTAGGTGCCGACAACATAGATGAGTTATAGAAAGCAGCTATGGAGTCATCTTTGTAATCAGCTGTTCTGGTTACATTGGCATTCAAATATGAAACTACATCAGAATTCAATACGCTGGTTGGGTATAAATTAGTTGTATTATACACGTTAACTCCTTCTGGTATAAATGAGGTAGCTGCAGAGGCAACATTCTTTTTAGTTGTCACCTGGAAGTCTTCTAGTAATCCTCCGGAAGATTCCATGGTAAATATTATATGGGTCTTGGACCTGGACTTTAAAGAATTACTAGAAAGCTGCTTATCTATGTTACTAGGAGTTAAGTATCCATTTAAAGTTATGGTAAAGGTGCTTATTATTCTCCTATCTTCTCCATCAGTAAACTGATTTGTTACAGGAAAACTGTCTATGGATGCTTTAAATAGAAATTTATTAGGCTCTCCCCAATAAGAATCTGATCTATATCCTATAGATTCCATAAGTTTATTCATATCCTCCAGGAAAGAGACATATATGGCACATGAATACGTTATAGTGTAATAATCTGGTACTACTATATTATAATATTCTTTAACCGGGGCCCTGTTTGTTAGGACAGAGAAGTTATCATACTGGTTTTTTCTAGAGTATTTCTTCTCATACACTTGGTATATGTTAGACCTATTTCCATCTAGTTTGTTTGTAATATTCCTAACCTTCTCCATGCTCTCCCTCTTCACTGTTATAACAGGGAATAATACTTTACCTTCCTTATCCCTGAAATACCCGTCTTTCTGGGCTGATTTCCATCTTTCAGGGTCAGCATACATTACAGGTACGCTATAAGTTGTTCCTTCATTTATAACGTATGGCTTAATAACTTCTTTAAAGTAATAAAGAACAGCTTGATCAATGTCCTCCAGCCCAACGGAGATACTCTTTATCTCTTCTCCTTCGACACTTGTATCATTTCCTCTCTTGTATTCGTGAATAGGAGGTTTAGCAGCTCCTTCTGTAAACACAGGAACCGCTTCATCTAATTTTTGAGCTTCGTTTTTTGGTTTGTTCTTTATAGTTCTCCTACTACCTGCCAATTTAAGTTGATTTTATTATATTTATTTTATTCACTGCTGTCAAATGAGACATACAGATCATAGACCAGGACTCTCCATATTTCTGTAAATCTGATTGTAGGGAGTATTCTGGATTTTTTCCCATTACTCTTTGATTTTCTGTTACCAGGTCCACTTCGTAATAAGATTCTTGCCACATTATTATGTCTCCTGCCTCCGGAACCAAATTAAGATCTATTAAGTCATCTCTTAAAAATCTAAATTCCACTTGTTGAGTCCTGCTTTTTCCATATTCAGCATCATCGGATGTTTGGTCTTGAACTGAGTATAAGCAGGTCAATAAAATAGGTTGATGGTACATTTTACTCTTAGATTCACCATAAATGTTTGTCTTTGTTTCACTCAATGACAATTTGTAGTACATTACTTCTTCAGCTATTATCCTATTCATTAGCTGTCGGTTGTGATGCCTAAAAAAAGCTCTAGCTCTTGGACCTCCGTACAAACTCATTTTTCCATTTTTACAAGTGTATCTAACTTAGCTTTTGCAGCAACTATCCCTATTATATTATCTATCCCTGATTTTCTATCAGACTTTACCATGGCCTTCCTTATATACTCTGCTTGCAACTTAGGATTCTTATTAGTTACAAATTTCACCTCAACAGAACTATATTCGTAGTCAGTAAGACCTCTATTTATTTTATCCAGTTTTTCATCTCCTCTAAGATCAACTATAGTAACACTCTTTATGCCTCTTATTCTCTCCACCATCTGAGTCCTATTCACTTTTTTTAAAAACTTAACTATATAGTAGCAAGAATAGGTATGGTAAGTCTTTTTTATAGACTCCTTGGAATCTTCTGTTACCTTATCAGCAATTATATCTATAAATTTTATCATTCCTACAGTATATAAATTGGCATTGGGAAGTTAACAAGAGTTTCTCTTAGCATTGTAGCTTCATTAGCCTTTTTCTCCAGCTGTTTTTGCCTGGATGTATCATCCAGCGTACCTCTTAATTGCTCTATTAATGAGGTTTTTTCTGCAGTAGCCTGGTCTATTAACATCTGACCATTTAAAGTTGTCTCAGCACCTGGCACTGGTATAGTTTGGTAAGTGCCCCTAATATTACCTAGTGTTTCTTTTACTAAAGCCAGGGCATAATCAAAAATCCATTTCTTAAATACTGAATTTATCTGACTATACACAGGTATATTGTAAGGAACATTGCTGGTATTTGTTATTAAGTTACTCCTCGTATCCCTAACAGCTGAATTTCTTTCTGAATTCTTTATATAGGTAAAGAATAAAGTTTTATCAAAGCTAGGAATTGGGAATATTCTTAGGACGTTGTTTACTAATTCAAAAGAGAATCCAGATTTTCTTATCTGATCATTAAATTCTATGGCTTGAATTTTAAGTACGTCAAAGTATATTGGCATCAACATAAAATTTATGCCTGGAGAATACTGTCCAAATCCAAAAGCATCCATCAAGGACTGTAGACCTGTACCAGTACCAGCATAAGGATCAAAATATCTTATAATGGCTGGAGGAGCTTCGTAAAAAATCCTTTTTACTTCTATGCTATCACCCGGGTCCAAATTAAGAGATTGACTTGCCCAAATATTCAGATCGTAAGACTGCCTATTAGCAGTTAAATCTATGGAACCTGAGTAATACGGTACACTTCCTCCGCTACCTACCTCAGATCCATAATCTTTAGCAAGTCTTATTATGCTTCCAAAATTAGGCTGTATTAGAGAAGTATTTAAACTACTACCAGTTGAACTCCCTTCCAGATTTAAGTAATTCTCCCGTATTTTATACTCATATAGCTCCTTACCATACACAGTTACGGCATCTTCCAGTGCTGCATAGAAGTTAATATCCTGAAGTTCTATCTCCATAATAGGATATCCTAACCTTCTTGCGGCATACTTGACAAACCTTGGAGCATCGCTAACAAATGCAGCGTCAGCATCATAGTATCCAAATGGAGTACTTCCTGATACAGACACTAATGCTACAGATTCATCGTAATATCTAATTTCTACTTGTCCTGCCATGTTACTATTTTACTAAATATAAATATCATTAACTACGGTAATCAGTGAATACCTGCAGCACTTGCTCCACTATCGGGTGTCTATGGTTTTTTTGGAGAGTTATGACTGAGAATCCCGGGATCCCCTTCATATGTTTACAAATGAACTCATACCCTGATTCTTTTTTATTTTTTAAGTCTATCTGTGCGGAGTCTCCACATATAATTAGCTTGGACCCAAGGCATATTCTACCCAGTATAAGCTCTAATTGAGTTTCTGTGCAGTTCTGGGCCTCATCAACCACTACTACGCAGTTTGTAAAGTTGAATCCCCTTAGAAATCCTACTGGTATTATCTCTATTTTCCCCTCTGCTACTAGAGATCCTATCTTTTCTTTCGAATATAGCCTGTGCATATTATCAAATACGGGGGCTGTGAAAGGGGCCATCTTCTCATCCTTAGTACCTGGTAGATATCCTATCTCCTCCCCGGCAGTTACAGCTGGTCTGGCTATTATAATCTTCTCAATTTCTTTTTTGAAAAGCATATCTAAGGCAACTTGAGCAGCCAATAAAGACTTTCCACTACCTGCCTTACCTCTCAAAACTGATATAACACTTTTTAAAATAACATCCTTTGCTTCTTTCTGTTCTTCGTTTAACTGTACATTAAATTTAATTGGGGTCTTAGGAACTCTCTTCTTTGTAAAAACTGGATCTTCGTGGTGATTAGATGACATATGAACAGGTTTGATATAAATATCAATATAACTTGGAGTAATTAAAAAAGCCGGGATTTCTCCCGGCTATTTAGTTATTATCACTGTCGATTAGCTTACACTGAGTCGATATCGGCAACAAGTACCTTACCGAAGAATTCAGCTCTCAACATCTTCTTCGCATACCTAGTCATAAGACCTTTCCTTGGGGTGAAAGTCTCAGGATCGTACAGAAGAGGAGTCATGATCAAAGGAATGTAGGGACAGAAGGCAGCGCCAGTCTCAAGGAATTGGCTACCTTTGTATGCCATCAGGATAGTGTTCTCGTTCATGTATGGGTTAACATACACTTTGTAACGACTATTCAATTGACCTGCTTTATGAGAACCCATTGCGAACTCTTCTTTACTACCGTCTGTATCAGCAGCATATCCAGGGATAGACTCGATGATAGTAGCGATAGAAGGAGAAGTCATCAGCACGTTAGCTTGACCACGCATTGTCTTTTTGTGGATGGTACGAGCTACACTTTGAATCTTAGTTCCAAGAGTTGCGAACCATTGACCCTGGGTGTTGTAGTATCCACCTGCACCAGCAGCGTTAGTACTAAAGGCACCTGTATCTTTGTTATAGAATACGTTGGAACGAGCAGACCATACTTCAGTAGTATTGGCATTCGCAATCAACATATCTATAATTTCCAGATCTATCTCCAAAGAGATATATTCGGATAAAGTTGAAGTCAGTTCGGCTTCAGCATCCATTGACTGGTATGCATTCAAATCCTGGCTGAATTCCGGAGTCCATTTAGCTTTAAGCTTTTTGGTCTTAGCAACAACGGCCTCAGAACGAAGTTCCACGTTAATCTCTGGGATACTTGCAGAACCTGTCAAAGGACGGGTAGAAAGATCTTCGAAATCACCACGGCTGTTATCAGCTGGCTGTTTGTGGTAGTACACAGTACCAGCTATGCTAGCACTAGTTGCAAATCCACCAGAACCGCTAACAACGAAAGTCAGAATGTCTGTAGCAGCGTTGTAAGTAGTAAATTCTGCGAATACGTTAGATTCGTTAAATCCGCTACCTGTCAGCAAGAATGCACGAACACCATTAGCATCCATACCAGACAGCACTATTGATGCTGTAGGCATACTGATCTTACGCATTCTGTCTGCACCAACAGATCCACTGTAAATACTGTTAAAGTTAACATCCGCAAAAGATGCAGTTGTTACGAGAGTCAAACCAGTACCGCTATACTCGTTAGTAGAGTATCCAAAACGACCTGATCCGTAAAGACCGCCCGTAGGATCTACATTCTTTGTATTGGTAGTACCATACATGCTTTGTCCAGAAGTGAACCTAGCACCGCCAGCCATACCCTCAGGTTGGTTGTTGCCGTACTTAAATTCCAGGAAAAACACGAGACCTGCAGGGAGAGTCATCGGTTGTACGCTAACAAACTCCTTAGAGGAGATTTCTGCGAAAATTTTACGAACCAAGGGAAGCGCAACGCCAGCCCACTGTTCGCCTGATCCGGCAGTAAATGTACCGCCTGTACCTGTTTGAGAAGCCTCAATAACGAGTTGCCTAGCTTGGCTTTCCAGGATGATAGCCATCCTCTCTTTACCATATGCTTGCTTCTCCAGGTCTTTACCTTCGAGTAAACCAGTCTCATCCCACTTAGTAACCAATCTCTTGGCTTCACTCATGACGGATTTAAAAGGATTAGACGATTCTAATAGAGATTGAATATCCATTTTTTTTTGTTTTTTGTGTTTAATTACTTAATTACTTTATAATACCAGCTAACTTCTGCCACCTAGCTTTTTGGCTATCTGTATCAGCTTCTGAGATTATTTCACGCTTGGTTGATACTCCGGTAGCTTTCGATGCGAATCCGAAAGATTCTTTCAAATTCGTTTTCGTTTTGTCTGTGCGCAAGTTGAGTGCTTCATTTAAAGATTCGAATACGATCTTAGCTTCTTTTACAGAAGAGGCTTTGTCAAAAGCAGATACAACTTTTACTTTTTGTTGCTCAGACAGATTGTGATTTCTTAATACTTTGTTCAGATACAATAGCTTGGCATTTATCAAGTTGGTTTCATTTACTTTCTTAGCCAGGACTTTAGCTTGGCGTTTGATTTCTTGAAGTTCTTGAGCATCTGATTCACCTACATTCTTAGATTTATCAATAGATCCTCTTAAACCTTTACCGACTTCTTTTACTGCATCAGCAAATGATAAGCCTTTTGATTTCATGATACTAACTACATCTTTTGCTACGGTACCAGCAACTCCAAGAGCTGCTAATGCTGCAGGTATCCAGGCATAATCCATCATTTCTTCGTCAACTTTCTCATCTTCTGCGCCTTCTTCATCTTCTTTAGGCTCATCATCTTTGTCTTCGTCATCTGATTCACCGATCATCTCGGCAAGCAGTGCATCAACATCGATTGTTTCATCCACCTCTTCTTCTTCCTTAGGTTCAGAATCTTCTTCATCTTCTTCCTTAGGTTCTTCGTCTTCTACTTTCTTACCTTTTGCTTCGTCTGTAGAAAATTCATCTTCTTCATCGTCAGCATCCATCTCAGCTAAAATAGCATCAATGTCAAATGACTCATCAGAATCTTCTTTTTCTTTATCTTCCTGATCTTCATCTTCTTCAGATCCGAATTCAGGTGCTTTTTTTGCTTCGTCAGCTTCGAAGTTTTCTAAATTTTCAAGATCATCATCACCAGCTTCTTCTTGAAGTTTAGCAGCAACGATAGATTTTACTTTAGAATCAAAAGTTTCATTTAGAGACGCTCTGGCGGTTTCTATAGCCAAGTTTTTGATGGTTTCCGCATCAGCGATTGCATCCTTCAACAGGTTGTTGTGTTTCATTTCTTCCTTAAATTTGTTTTTGGAAATTTACTCCTATTAAAAAGGGGTAATAGTGGTTTAATTATGCGACTCTTTATGGGGAATAAAAGAGTATTATGTGCAGTAATTCTACAATAAATATATAATATTTAGATAAAAACCAAATATTATCAACTATTTTTCAAAATATTTTTTTAACAAGGACAATATCCGGCATTATTACAAATCAATTCTAATAATGTTTCATCTATTTTGGAGTATATAGATTGCTCTTTTGTCTCTGCTCCTTCATTCAAATACAGATTTGCACCCTGAGTACTTTCAAAGGATACCAAATCAAAAGTCAGTAAATTAAAATCATCATTAACAGTTACGCTTCCATCTCCTGATTCATTTACACTGCCCATGCCTCTTGAACTTATTCCTATGGGGATGTTTCTTCTAAGAAGTCCACCAGCTATTCTTCCTGCAGGGAACTCTGGAGAATCCAGTATCTCTATATCTCCTTTTACATCATCCCCTTCCCAGTATAATTTTTTTATATTGTGAGAAACATTCTTAAGATTTACTACATTGTCCTGGCTGTGATCTAATTCCCCCAGGGCCCTATTCTGATTAACAAATGTATCAGTATACTTTGTTATCTCACGTAATAAAACTTCTTTAGGATACACCCTACCATTCCTATTTTTAGCATTAGCTCTCTGAATAACTACTCCAGTTATTATCATAGGCTTACCCGGCTCTGAATTCAAGGCCTCGTTTATCTGCTGCTTACTTAGGGTTATAGGATAGTATTCTACTAATTTCATTACTGTTTATTTAGATCGCTCATATGCTTTACTGCATCTGTTACTTCTTTCGGAAGGGATTTTCCTTCTTTACCATATTTGTCAACAAGTTCCTGAAGATCTGATAAAGCCAACTTAAACTCAGATGACCTGGGGTTGTTATACTTTTTTGCATTCATGACAACAGATTTTTCCCAGTCAGATAAAACTACAGGTGATTCTTTTTTAGAATCATCCTTCTTCATTCCAAAGAAAGACTTAGTAAAATCCTGTAAATCACCTTGCTCCATTACCACAGCTTTTAAAACAGCTTCATTAATCCTTTTACGGATATATGCCTCAAGAGTGCTTTCTTGAGGTTCGTATATCTTATCAACTATCTTAGTAAGAGGATCTTTCATATCCGAGACCTTGTAGTTAATTCCTTTTTTATCGAAATAAACTCCAACAGGGGTTCCACTTGCATCTGGGGTGAACACTAATTTAGCCCCATCGGTCATGTCCAGTTTCAACTCTTTTTTCTTCTTGTCAAAATTTGCTGAACGTATAGAGTTTGTTATTTGCTCTTGTTGATCTGCATCACCGCCACCTGGAATACTAAAAGTCACTGTCTTACTAAGTAAGGTTTTCTCTGCTTCTTTGCCCGGGGCCTCTTCTTTTATAAATCCTTTTGCTTTAGCGCCTAAATATGGCATGGCTTCATACCCTGAATTTTTAGAAGCATGGTCTTTAGCATCCTTATAGCTGTCGAATCCTTTTATATGCCCTGTTCCTTTATTAGCAGAGTAATACAGTTTCTTAGGATCGTTTACAGGAACATCAGGTTTAGATGATGACCCACTCGCCCCTCCTTGAGAACTATAGTGTGATTTAGCATCATTAGGCCTCACTCCAGGAGCGAAGGTTGTAAATGCTTTTGTCTTGTCTTTTCCGGAAATGTCGGTTGACTTTACTTCTACTCCTTTATCCTTAAGTTTCTGTACATCATCATCTGTCAACTTAACTGTGTCCCACTTTAAACTATTTGGGTACTTTATATCATAGTTTTTTAATTCCCCTTTAGGAATATTTGGCTTAGATGGAGGAGTCTTTTTTTCTGCTCCTACAGCTGGTTTAGCTGCAACTGCAGGTTTATCACCAGGCTCGGGTTTGACGTATTTTTTCTTGGAATCTTCAAACTCTTGCTTAGTTAATATAACTTCCTTTGGGTGATCTGCCTTAAATTTTTCAAGCTCTTCCTTAGATAAATCCCCTGAATTCCACTTAGCCCCATCTTCTTTTTTCCAATAATATTTCTCTCTGGTGGTTTTTTCATGAGCTATGTCTTTCTCTAAAGTAACAGATATTACTTGACTGTTTTTTCTCAAATCTGACACTTGGGCCGGAGTAAGCAATGTCTTTTTCTCATTTACCCCATCAGCATACTTCATCCTTACTATATAAGTTTCAGCCCGGTTGCTGAACCTGGGAGCTTCTTCTTTAACTCCTTCATTCGGGTGTACTCCAGTGTACAGATCTGCTTTTGCTTGAGAATTCTCCTTATCAACTAATTTCTCAAAATAAGATTGCCCCCTTAATTTTTTAACTGCTTTTTTAATAGACTCAGCATCTAATTCACTTTGTTTTAAAGCGTCTTGTAGATCTTTTTTATCCTTTATTGTCTTTTTTATAATAGCATCTCTTATGAGTATATACAGTCCTCCAACAGACCCTACTGCCCCTATAGCTGCTATTAGTTCAGGAGTTAATCCTTCTCTTAGACTTTTCATCTCACCAGATCCACCCTTCATTTTCTTCATTCCAGCAGTCTTACTCCTGGCTTTTTCCTTATTTCCCTGGTTATCCGAGACATTTGTTTTCTCTTTCTTTTTCTCAACGGGAACCATCTGGTTAGCTTCATCTTTTTTAGGAGCGTTCTTCTTACTAATATCTATGGGCAGGTCCGTTCTTGCTTTTTTCTTAGCTTGAAACTCCATTATATCCAGACGAGTGTAGTAATTAGGATCCTCTGCCAGATGGTCTAAGGCTATTTCTTTAGCCTTATCTATATCATCTGTATGCTCCAACTCTATTTTCCAACCTTTTCTAAATTCGAAATAATTCACTTGATCAGCAGTAAGCTTATCACCTTTCCCACCTTTTAACTTTTGTTTTTTAGAAGCCTCATTAAGACTTTTAAAAGTTCCAAGGAAATCTACAGATTTGATAGATGTTTCATCAGCTTTTTCCCATATATGTCCACGGGCTTTTAAAGCACTTACTGTGTCTTCAAAAGACATAGTATTGGTTAATACAGAGCTATATTGGGGGTCCCTTCTAACAGTCCAAAGAAAATCATTCTTGGTTAACTGTTCATTTATAGTCTTTTGGTATAATTGCTGAGTTGTCATGTCTATAAATATTGCTTTATTTCAAATCCGTTTTAAATAGTCTTTTGTAAGCCTCTATAAAAGAGTTTTCATTAATGTAGATTTCCTTTTCTCTTCTCTTCTTAGCCTCCCTATTACCACTAAATCCGTATTTAGTAGCAACTCCTTCTCCACTTCCAGGAGATACAGCGGCACCTGTCCCTGTAGCGGATAATTCTTTTAGTGGGTTGGCAGTAGCTACTTTTCCTGAATATGAATTTTTTATGAAAGTGAGCAAAGAGGCATAATTTTTTGGAATTTTATTGGCTAGGAAGTAGTCAATTATGGTAGTGTGTACTTTTACACTAGGAGAGTATGCTTTTATAGCATCTACAAGTTCTTTGACTTTTGAATTTCTCTCCTCTCTTGCTTTTGCTACTTCCTCTTTGGAGTTTGATAAAGTTTGAGCTTTTGAATGTCTATCCATTATAACGGATATAAGCTTACCTATGCCATCTGTAAAAAACCCTACGGCTTTAGCCCGGTCTTCCTTACTGAATTCAGAGGCTATTTCAGGTTCTTTCTCATCGGATCTTTTATACTGATCTTGCTTACCGGATCTTGAATCTTTAGTTTTCTCTATGGTTTTTTTATTCTCTAGCTTATCTATAGCATCAGATAGTTCAGACCTGGAAATTAATCTAATATTTGACATCCCATCTATAGGTTTTTTTTCAAGTATATTAGTTAAATCCTGAACTGTTGTTTTTCTAATACTAAACTCTTTATCCTCTATTTTAGAATTTTTTACTTTTTTTTCTAGTTCATCTATTTTAGAATCCTTTACTAAAGACAGTCTCACTATCTTTTGATAAGTTGTATTTTTAAGCCCTAGATAATTTACTGTATATAGGTCATCGTCTACATCAGAAGGTTTTTCTTTAGCTGTAATGTAAAATTCCCTACCGTTAAACTTACTTAGATTTTTAGCCTCTTCATCCGACAAATTCCGGTAAATTGTAATTCCAGGAGCTGCATCATGCCCTAAAGATTTTTTAAAAAATATCTTATAACTGGCGGTCTGTTCCAGTAAAATGGATTCCTTTAGAATATCTATGAATTTGAAGAATTTCCCCATTATTACATGCTTTTAAGCTGTTTAAGTCCATTTAACAGCTCGTAATAACATAACAGGTTATGAATATCTTTTTCGCAAACTTGCTTATTCTCCGGAACTTCCTCTATAAATTTAAGGACCTCATCTATTTTCACCTTCCTTACCGGGTCTTTAAGATTTTTAGATTCTTTTTTTAAGTCGTTCTGTATTTTTGTGTACTCAAAATTAACGTACTCTCTCAAATTGTTGGAAGTGGATACATTGCTTATATACTCTTTCAACAGGAGTTTCTGGTCATCATTTAAATTGGAGTATTTGTCATTAAATTTCTGGATAAGTATCTTATACACCAGAGCTTTGGTCCCTTTATCAAAGGAGTTATACTCTTCCAGAAGAGTATCTTTTTCCTCTTTTTTAGGAACCTGGCAAATACTTTCCATAATAGTAAACCTATACTTAGTCTCATTTTGAGGATCAGATACGTCTGCCGAATGCATCTCAAAAAGCATATATATAGAAGCCAGGGTCTTGTACTCTACTACTTTTGTTTTGCAGAATTCCTCTATATCGTAAGTTTCCTTTATTGCTGATACCAGGTCATACTTTTGCTTTTTTAAAAGAGACCTATTTAGTTTTTTATGGGCCTCCAAGGCAACATTTATTAGTACATTTGCTTTTGCCTCTGTCAAGTTTTTAGACTCAGACAGCATCTTATATAACTTAAACTCCTTAGATATCTGAGTGTTGTTATAGTACTTCTGCAGTATATCCACAGCTTTAGACTCCCTATTATGGAAGGTATCCGTGGTAATTTGTCTCACAAGCAATTCAAATAGAATTGATGGGTTCCTCAGCTTATTATGTTTTAGCTTCATTGTTATATAGATCAATTATAAATATTACTAAATATCCTCAGTAATAATGTTTTTCTCATCTAACAGGTCAGATTCTTCCTTTTTTTGCTCAAATATCAGAAGTTTCTTTTTTTTATTCTCAGAATAGCTTCTCTGTACCTCTAATGCGAAAGGTTTTGGCTTGTTTTTATAGGTCAAAGAATTATCAGATTTTAAATCCTTCATTCCCTTTGAACCTAGCGGATCTCTACCAAAGGCCGAGTCATCTGTTTTAAATATGGATGCTTTTTCTTTGGGCCTTCCTATTACTGCAGGATCATTTTCATCATACCCGTCAGGTACATCTAACTTTTCATTCCCTTTTGCATTAGCATTGTATATATTAGCCAGGTCGTGAGGAGTACCGTATGACTCTCCAGAAATAGCAGGATCATTTCCTTCGTTTTCTATTTGGTTATATTGGAAAGTTCTCTTCACATCCTCTATTATCAAGTCTCTTTCAGTGTTAAGCTGATCCTCACTCATCTGGAATATCTTATCAGCTATCCAATCACTTGACATTAATTTCTTGTCGAGAATATTTGATGCCAGGTCTACCTTTTCTTTTAAAAGAGCTATCTTTTCCTGCTCATATATTATAGATGGGTTGTTTAAACCTAGTTTGAAGTTTACTAAATCCGCATCCTCATACCCTTGAACGTACAGGTGAATTAAGGCTATCTTCTCTAACTCGCTAAGAACTATCCTCTGTATTCGTTCTATAGTTCTACTGAATCTAACGTCCAGAGCGGATATTGTCGAGTTCTTTATAATAATCCCAGACTCCGTTAAAAAGTTATGGTTTTCATTCTTGTCCCAAACTTCCATATTGTAGGTGTCTGAGGTGTAATCTAGGAACTCTACGCTAACAACTTTATGGTTGTAGGTTTTTCCTACATAGTTGGATATATCTTCTCCAGCTATTTCTGTAAATAGTTTATAGGCTTTTCTTCCTACTTTATATTTTGTTTTAAATTCCTTCACTGACTCACACCCTGACATAAGTTGAAGTAAATATTCTTTTCTGACATATTTGTGTCTGCCTTTTGTAAATCCTGTGTATTCATTGAAAAACTCTTCAATGTCCCAACCAGAGCTATTTAAAGCATCTTCTAACACATGAATAGAATATCCCATGGCCTTAGCTAAAGTCCTAGGTTTATTTATTTCTGATATACTTCCCTTATACCCTTTAATAAAATCTATTATAGAATCTACGCTAGGTCTTTCTACCCACACAATACTTTTTTCTCTATGAAGATCTAATCTAACCCCGTTAAATTTATCTTTATAAGCTTGCTTTAATGCCTCTCCGTACTTTTTATAAGTAGATTTTCCTATATTTCTAAGCTTTTCTCTAGTTTCTTCTGTTACTCGATTCTTCATAAAAGAAGAAATTTCTTCAAAAGATTTAGATTGCCAGTAATTTTTTAATCTATTTTTAGCTTCTGGATCTTTTTCCACTTGCCTTTCCATATTAAGCTTACCTATCTTAGAAGCTTTGGTTTTATATTCTGCAGTATTTTTTGTATTCTTAGCTTTTTCTTTAGCTTCTTTTGACCATATACCGTTGTTTGCATTTTTCACATGAATGTCAGAATGCTCTCTATATGTACATCTTTGCAAGTTTTCTGGATGGTTATTATTCCTATTAAAATCTTTATGATGTACAACAATCATAGAATCTCTTTTGAATTTTCCATTTTCATCAAATCCATTCTTTTCTATAGTGCCATTTATCCACTCATCTATCATTTTATGAGTAGGTTGCCAAATCCCTGTATTTGGTTGGTAAACATGTTCATATGGATTTTGTTGGTTTCTTATTTTCCTGTGCTCCCTGTAGACAGCTTGCAATGAATCCCCATTCTTTAATTCTTGAGCCTCCACTTTTTCTCCTCCGGTTCTAACAAATCCATGATCTGGGGTGGTTATTAAACTTTCTCCATTATCCAAAGTAACTTTTACTAATTTAGCATCCAGTCTTGTTTTTTTAGCCAATATTACTTTTCCTGGAATTATTTTGTTAGACTTTGCATCATAAGAATATACCCATAAATTAGGATCTTCTTCAGATTCAAATAAATCAGAAATTTCTTTTATAGTCTTTACTTCTCCACTAAGCATAGGTATTTTAGTATCCGGATGAATACATTTTCCGTTTAGCTCATCTGAGTAGTTTAGGAAAGACTTTGGAACCTTTAATGAACCTAGTAAAAGATCTCTTAAGAACTCAACGTCCTCTATACCTGCATATTCTAGACCTTTAGCAGTATCTATTTTTGTGGTGTTATCCCCAGGCCTTATAGGAATATAGAAATCCTCAAGCATGTTTTGAACATTAAACTTAAGGTTATAGTCTCCAGTATCTTGATCCATATACGGAGTCTTTTTCATGGTAGTCACCGTCTTCTGAATAAAGGCATCTACTTCATTTGATGGGATGTTTCCTACGTTTATGTAGAAAATTCTCTTTTCCGGGGCCCTCATAATCCTGTGAAGGAGCATGGCATCCAGCATCAGTGTGTACTGTTTAAAGTACTTTCTACCTGGCTCAATGTAACTTCTTCCGAATGGTAGATAGTTAGTATCTGTCAGCAATCTAAAGTGGGCTATCTCATAATTTTCAAAATACTCTTTAGATTTAGATGACATGGTACCGCCACCTATAGCTACTGGATCGTGAACAAACCTTATATATGATGGGTTATTTATGTCCTGGCCTTCCTCCCGTATCATATCATACACCGATAGAGGCCTTACCATGTATACTCCGAACTTCTCAGCAATGTCCATCTTTAGAAAAAAATCACCATATTTACACATCGATCTTATCCACATGGGAAGATTGAATTCTATGTTCAAAACATCGTAGAACAGGTTATACAGGATTCTTTGTATATTTTCATTAGTACTTCTAATGGTTAGGACTTCTCCGGTATCTCCCTTTAAAGTAGCCTCTTCACAAACTATATCTAAAACAGATGCTATTATACCGTCAGTATCCATGGCCTCATAATCTGCATAAAGCTGCAGTCTTAGAGTCTGGTAATTCATTGTTGGGTTAAACTGCATTCTCTGCCCTGCTTTATGTAGCCGGGTGAATCTGTCTACTAGGGAAGAGGTCTGAAGTTGGCCAAAACTCTGGATTCTCTCTACATCCATCACCCTCAATTGTTTTCCACCCACATTCCTAACTACAACGTCAGTAGAGAATAATCTTTTAAGCCTTGGAAAAAGTGAACGATCTAACATATTGATTATTAATTAATTGTGTATTATTTATTTTATATATTCCCATTTAAATCCAACTGCTGTTAGATTATATCTTATACTTCTGTATATATTTTCACTAGTTACATTATAGAATTTAGCAGCATCCGTAGGAGATGCCCATTCTTTTATAAAATCTCCACTTAAGGATAGTTGTGTAACTGGTTTCTTTTTTCTTTCTCTTTGAAGCTTGTTTAATTCAGATATGCCAGTATAGCAAGAATATCCTGGATTAAACCACTTAGAACTATCTTTATACCTCCAAACAAATCCTCCAACAGCTTTCCTATTTTTAATCCCTTTACAACATTTGGTCACAGCTGAGGTGTCTATATTAAGAATTTTGCTAGCTTCAGATATAGATTTCCACTCTTTTACAAAAATTCCTTTCATATCATACTGCATTATAGGTATAGATATTTTATCCGCCATTGACTTCTTTGCCTCATCTGTCATTTTGGAACCTAGTACACCTTCCCCACCATCAGTCATGTTAACTAAAGTACCCTCTTTTAAATCTTGTCTGCCATATATCTTTATAAACTCTATTTCTTTTTCACAAGCCTCTTCCCAAGTTAAATTGCTGAGTATTATATCAACTTTATATGCCGTCTTATTAACGACAAATCTCCAATGTCTATTTCTTGATTTTTTATCGTATGCCCTCTTGTAAAAATCGTCAGATCCTATCCCAACATAGAATGGCTCATTCTTGTCAAGTCTAATATGTCTGTACAAATAAGCCATTTAATATGTTTTTATGTATATAAATATATATTTTACCTTACTAACCAACTTATATCCTCCATTTGTCCATTTATATTTAATTTGTATGGATTATTTACAGGGGCTGTATTCTGACTAGGAGCTAAATAAGATGTTTGTTTTCCCATACTGCCAAGAACAGCTCTTTGTAAGTCCACGCCTTTATCTTTATATTGAATTGCACTATCCCTAAGATACATCCCTATAGCATAAGGAAGGACCAAGTCATCATTATACCCAGTTTGAGCCTGTGCTTTACCATTTTTCCAAACAAATACCTTCATTTCATTTATGGTCCGGATAGATCTTATTTTTATGAGTTTTTCCCTCACGTAATTCCTAAATGCTAGTAATACTTCCGGTCTAGTCTTTGTAGAAGTGGTAAAACCTGGAGTCATTTTAGACATATCGTACTCATAAAATTGAGTCATGTACTGGGTAACATTTAAGGTATCTCCTTTAGGGGAATAGTATATGTTATGGTACCCTATCTCTAAAACATCGCTCATAGTAGCATGCCCCATTCCTGTGTTTTCCACTATTAAAAGAGCATTATTATACTCTAAAGCGACTCCTACAGCAAACTTAGATAAATCTTTAGTTTCCATGTCTCCTTTGTACTCAGCTACTTGATCACCTGTAAGTAAATCTATCACTTGCACAGAAGATTTATCAGACCCATCCCCTCTAGAAGTATCTACGATTACCTCATAACTCCTACCAGCAATAGGATACTCCCATATCCAGTAATCTTTTTGGAATCCCCTCATTTCGAAAGGATCTTCCACATTTGCAGCATAGTGCTCTAAATCCTCTCCATCGAAATAAGTGTCTCCGGAAGATAGAAAGTCGCAATCACACTCCTGAGAGGCCATTCTTTTACCTAGTTCCTTATCTTGGTCATCCCTCCATTTTTGATCCCTATTTGGGTGAACATTCCACTTAAGTTTTATAGGGACAAAATTATTGTCTCCCATCTCAGCATCTGTCATTATCTGGTGGAATAGACCACCTATTCCGTTAGGAGTAGATAGGATGATAGCCTTTCCTCCTGTTGCCAGTGTTTGCTGTGCAGCACCCCACAATTCTTCTGCATTTTCTATAAACGCAGCCTCATCTAGTATAAGTACATTAGCAGTATAGCCCCTGGCGCTAGAGGAAGCTCCAGAAGCTGCTTTAATCTTAGATCCATTAGATAGTAACAGACTTAGCTTACTATGCTCTATTGAAGCTACTTTTAGCCAAGAGGGCAGTTCATCATAAGCGAATCTTACCTTATCTACAATATTTCTTGCTTTTTCCTGAGTAGGTGCAAGTGCTAATATGGATTGATCTTTATGAAAAATCATTAACCATAAAGCATATGCAGCGCATAAAGTTGTTATACCCAGCTGCCTGGACTTTAATATAGCAGTTCTATCATGTTTATTAATAAGGAAAAGGAGTTTTTCCTGGAAAAGGTATGGATTAAAAAGCATCCTGCCGTCAGAAGTCTGTATGAAGACGTACTTTTTTAAAAAATATATAGGGTCTTGAGCACATTTTACGTACTCCTCCCTCATTATATCTTTTATGGATTTTTGGGCCTCTGACATATGCCTCTATTTATACTGATCCTCCCAGGCTCTAAACGACATATTCCCCCTGCTGTAGGCATCTTCCTCCAGGGACTTTAATTTATCGTTTTCCTGCGCATACCTGGGGTTCTCTAACTCTTGCATATTTAGATCATCGAATTTTCCGGATATGTTCTGATTGTGGTGAATAAATTCATGCGCACAACTCCGTAAAACATCCTTTACATGCCTACCCTTAGTGTATAAAACTACTTTTTGCTCATCTGGGCTATAATAAGCAGTCTTTCCAAATGGGTTATTTTTGTGAGAAGAGTCGGAGGATAGGACCACTTTAGGGAATGGCTTTAATTTAACCCCAGACTTGTCCATGTACTCTGCCAAATCTAGGATATATGGCACAATATTGACTTCTGATACGATAAATTGCTGCTTTTTGCCGCTACTCTTCTTAGGTTTTATCATTTTTTAGGTTCTTTATCATCTCCAGTATCTTCTGTTGAATCAGGTTCTCCAGGTGTTTCGTCTTCTGGAGGAGCTTCATCTGTGGGCTCCTCTATAGGTTCTGATTCTTTAGCTAATGGGCTGGTTTTTAATAAATTATTTATGTAATCTAAAGCTTGCTCTAGTTCCGATTTGTTTGTAAGGCTGTATTTTTTCCCACTGACCAACACTACAAAAGCATCTTTGGGTTTAAAATCTTCCGGGTAATCAAGTTCTAAAGGAGTTGGGTCGTACTTAAGCTCAAAGAAATTTCCATTTTTTATAACTATCCTAAAAGTGGTAGGCTTAAAAGATACAACTCTTATATCTGAGACTATTTCACGTATCTCATCCTTAGCTTTATCATTGTAAGTAGGCTGAGATGTCAAAAGTTCCGTTAAAACACTAGTTAATTTCTTTGACTTTCTTAGAATTTTCTCCATAGTAGACTCATTCTCTACTGAAGCCCTCATTTCTTCCTCAAAAAGGCGTTCTCTAAATAGTTGATAGTAGTTGAGTTTCATGTATATAAATATAAGATTACTGCTTCAAGTAGTTATTAAGTACTCCACCTATGGTTGAAACCTCTAATTCCAGTAAATTTATATCATGATCATCTAGTCCTTTAGAAGTGCCAACATAATCTACTCCAACAATTCCAACAAAGTCTCCTTTTATGTTAGATATCGGGAATATATATGAACTTTTTACCCCGGCCCCAACTATTACAGTTGTGAAACCTGCCATTACAACTTCTTCTGAGTCAATGTCTCTTATTACTATATTCTTATCCTCAGACAGATCATTAATACTTTTGCTAAATAAACTTACTGGTATGTTTTGAAATTGGTGCTGACAGGGAACAACTGATGAGTCCAATATTTCGTATACCATACTGAATTTTTGTATCGATTTTCCAGTAGGGTAAAAGTTGCCTCCATTATGAAATTGAATTAACCAAACCCTGGCAGCTTCATAATCTTCCTTTATGCACTCCAATTTCTCCGTTATCATTTGATTTATTCTCAATGATTCGAATATAGGATTTTTATCTCTTTTTTGTTTTTCTGCCCATTCTTTTATCCAGTGAATAGCTATAGGTCCTATTACTGATGACAACAAAGCCGTTATTAAAGCGACTATCATTTCTGTGCTCATACTTTAAATTTAATCTATTTACTTTTATATAGCCTTTCTACGGATATAGCCGCTTTCCAAATCTGTACGTATTCTAACATATCTTATAGTATATAAATAGCTAAGATTTTAGACTATTCTTCATTTCTTCCAATTCTTCTTTCCATTTCTTTGTCATAGAGTCCTTATTAACCCCTCCATCCCACTCTTCAATGTCCCCTTGTTCGGTAACATAGGTATCTTTATTGAAGTCTGCAAATTCTTCTATGAACTGTTCCGCTTCTTCTATATGAGTGAGTATGTTATTGGTGACAATATTCCTGGCATACTCTTCATACTTCCCTTCATGTTTTAACCTTGTCTCCATAACTACCACGCAATCAAAGCACTTATTATGTAGAGGATACATTTTCTTGTCTAAACTGCTCTTCATAGGCTTTGAACATTCTGGGCATAAAAAAGGAGTTCTAGCTGCTTTTTTTATAACATCTAACTTGGTTATAGTTTGTTTCAAACCATCTTTAATAGTCCACATTTTTGAATTTTCTTCCCAAACATCGCCTTCCTTATGATCCTCCATTTTTTTCTCATATCCTACCTGGGCTCCGGTAGAATTACCGTATTTCTTAGTTATTATATTCCTAAGACGGTTAACATCCCTATCCCTAAACTCTCTTTTTAATAATGTTTCTTTACTCATATACGTAACTTTTTTTAAGCTGCTTTTGGTTTACTTTTCAATTTAGGATTTGTACTCTTTTTAAATCCAACCATAGGAATTTTTCTAGTTATCTTTATTATACCCTCTTCTGAGTCTATATGATACTTGCTTTTAGGGATATTAGCATCTAAAAATTTAGACACTAATCTGTGTCTCTTTGTATCTAGCGGACTTATCATTAATGTATGCCAGTCATTATTTTTTTCCATAAAATCTAAAGTCACCTCTGCTACTGTAGCATTAACTTTTAAAGCTTTTCCTTCTCCGGTCATAGCAAAATTTTGATGTCTTCCCTCTGTTTTATAAACTCTTTCATAAACACCAGTGTCATGGAATATAAAAGATACTATATACTTTCTATCTTCAGAACTAAAATGATAGCTATTGTCTTTACCTCCGGAATACTTCCAATCGTATGTAGCACCAGGAGATTTTACATTAAAATTCAGTTCTTGCAAATATGCCTCATCAATGCTTATATACTCAATTCCTTTTTTTAACATCTCCCCCCTATTTCTCAGGTATTCGCCACCGTAACCTTTACTATCTTCCACATAGGTCTTTATATCTTCCGGAGGAATTCCTGAAATAACTCCAAAAACTATATCATGCTTTGGGAAGAAAACAGGCCTGTACCCGGGAACCTCTGTAGCTATCTTAGATATTTCTGGATTGTTCTGAGTAATATAGGCGTATATTTTATCTATGTCTTTTTTATATTCTGTACTATTACGATCATCATCCTCACGAAGCATTTTTCCTATTACCCTGGCAATACCTTTTAATTTTTTTGGATCTGATTGTACTCCTTTGTACTTATGAGGGCCCACCTGTTTATCGGGGATGTACCCTAACTTAGTATCAATCTCTTCTCCATCTGCATTCACTTCACCTCCCCAACTATCTGGCTCTTCTATAGTCTCTATCATGGGTTGGAAAACACTCTTCCAAAAACCATCATTAAACATCTCTGAGAATTGAGACATATACCCTAAATTAGGAGATTTTTCTTCAGGCTCTTCAGTACTATCTGGTTTAGCTCTTATAATTGACATATAAGCCTCTACCATGTCATCTGTGAAGTCTTGAGGAAGCTCACTTCTTACAGCTTCCACATCATTATTTTGTATTGCGGTCATAATCCTTCTGGAGGACTTGCTAAACTGGGAAGGAACTATCTGGATACCATAGTGGGGGAAATCGTCAAACTTCTTTTGGAAGTTTTTATCTCTACTTGCCTTTTCATCCAGAGCAATGAAAGCTGGCATATTCCTATTCTTTATAAATAGGGAGTATATTTCGCTTATGGGGCCATTTTCCTTAGATTTTACCACTCCTGCCTGGGGGGAAAAACTAGATTTTAGAAGGATATCCCATAACTTATCTTTTTGATCCTGAGTTATTTGTCCAGGTTGGTCTTTCCCTAAAACAATATTAACACGGTGAACCTCAGGCTTAGATAAAAGCCAGTGGACCGTGTTAAGATGTAGTTTCGTAGGGGGCGAAAACTCTCCAGGATAAAAACAGGGGTATGATTGATCTGACATATAGGTTAAATTCCTATATAAATATCAAATTACCCGGTGATCAATGTTTGTTTATAGGATGGAGTTGAGTTTTTTATAGGAGGGTACAATTTAACGTCTTCAAAAAGCTCAGAAGTTTCAGGATCTATAACATTTCCCATAACAGTCTCTCCTTTAAGGCCTTTCAAAAAAGACTCTCTATCTTTCATTTTCACTTTAAGGGTTTCCATCTGTCCGTTTAGCCTATTCCAAATAGGATCTCCACAAGCTGAATAATCATATTTTGTCCCGGCTTCAAAAAATTCAAATTTTGTACCGTTTTTAGTCGTGGCAGACTTGCCATTATCTGAATTTGTTTTTATCTCCTCTCTAACAAGATCGACAAATTTGTTTTTTCCCTTGGCATCTGTCATTTCTTTTAATTGCTCAAGTGTCTCATCCACGTATTTAAACATTTCTGCAACCTTGAGAGCGGATACTCCAGAATCCATTATGGAAGAGTATATTTTAGTAGCAGCACTTACTGCAGATTTCTTAGAAATCTCAACACTTTTGTCTGATTTCTCATCAATTTTGATTATAAATTCCTGTGAATTACTCATTATAACGACATTTTAAGTTTTAATAATTTATCCGGAGTTAGTTCCGGAGTGCTTTGTATATTGTTTAAAAAGGACTTAAACCCCATTTCTGAAGCATCTTTTTCTTCTGTGCTAACTAAATATACCCTCTTTCCCATAGCCATAAGCGTAGAACAGTGCTTTAGAGCCATTTTTAAAGCATCATTGTCCAGGGCGATGTATATTTTTCTTATCTTAGACTCTATAAGTTTTTTCATCAATCTTGGAGTTATTGATTTTCCAAGTAAAGGTACTACATTTCTCTTTATAGCAAACATGTCAAACACCCCTTCACATAGGACTATGGGCACCTCCCAATTAACATACATTTCAAAAGGTATTATATCTCTAGATATCTCTGGGAATTTATACTTTAACTTAGTTTCCGGGTCAAATGATCTACCTACAAAAAAATTTATATTTCCTGTAGTGTCATAGGATGGTACTATAATCCTTTCAGCATACCTACCCTCTTCACAAAAACCTATCTGGTACTTAATAATGTCCTCCCTATTAACTCTTCTTTTTTTCAAGTATAAGAGAGCGTGTTTTGCCATTATATCAGTAGGCTTTACATCTAGCAAAAACTTATATTCATTAGGTAAATCTCCTTCAAAAGAGGTGTTGTCAGGAGTATCATAATCTCCTTTTACAATTATACTTCCTAGACTTTGGAATGCATGCTTGGGAGCATCAATTTTTCTAAAAAGACTTCTTATTGTCAGACCTCTCTCGGAGCACACCCAACAGGCCCATTTATTATGGCCCTCACTATCAGTGACTACGTCTACCTCAAGTTTTTTCTTATTTTTATTTAGGGATGGACACCCTGGAAATGGGCAAAAATACTTCCTATTCGTCTTTGTAGCTTTTTCTCCCTTACCTAAGACTTGGTCAAGCAGTCCCGATAGAATGTTCTCCATCCTCCAAAGGTATGAAGCATGTATCTTTTTTCCAAAATTTACCGGAAATATTTTTATTGTAGCAATTATCTGATTCTAAACAACCCTCTAATATTTGATGTCTTATTTCCTGGTAAGTTACTTCCTTTTTATGCCCACATATGTAGAGTATCTCTCGTACAAATGAATCTTCGCCTAGCTCTTTCACATCAGCTTTTAAAGTAGGTTCGGAACCATAATATGTCTTCCAATCACTTTCTGCCACTACCTTTTTCTTCTTAGATTTTCTCTTATCTGTCTGTACTAGAAGTTCCTTTTTTGTAAGAGGTTTGGTCCTTTCTGAGTATAGGTTTTTACGACCCACATAAAACTTCTTATCTGATTTCCTGGTGATTTTATATATGAATCCTATGGCCCATGAAGGGAACATTTCAACAGTATCCATAACCAATCCTTGATATATCCAATTAGACATCTAATCTTATTAAAATGTTTGTATCTGTATCAGGGGATATCGGTAGCGGTTCTGAGAATTTACCGATTCCTAATAATTCGTTAGCATCATTATATAATCCTACCATTGTAGAATATGGAGTGAAATTTGATCCGGATGCAAATGACAGCATTTTATCCTCGCTTCCGGAAGCATAGATAGACGGATTATAGGTATAATTCATCTCATAATCTTTCACTCTGCACTTGATATTCATTTCCATTATCAAGTGTTCGTTTTTAAAAGATATATTGAAGTTTTCGTATGTTGGCATTCTTAATTATTTTAGCATGCTCCCACATTGGTACAAGAATAAGTAGCTGTTATTGTATCTCCTGAAACTATGTTACCATTTACTTTTGTAATCTGCAATGTTCCACTTCCAGCTGAAAAATTACTTCCTAAATTCTGAGTTCTGTATAACACAAGTAAATCTACATACCCAATAGCAGGGATAGTTAGGCTAGCACTAGATGCTGCAGTCATTGTTATCGGTGCCGTAGCTGTTACTGCACTGGCGCTTATTAGAGCTATTGAAGCTGATGGATTACTGGATGGTAAGGATGTGCTATAAACCTCTCCTGAAATACATGCAGATGCCTGTCCTATAACTATAGAAGTAATATAGTGGCTTAATCTAAGAGTGTACTCTATCACTGATCCTGAAGGACCTGTTAATCTTGAGTATGCTACTCCAGACCCATCATTACAAGTTGAATCACTTCCTCCATAAGCAGAGTCAAAGTAGATTACAACAGGTGGAGTAGTGCCTGTAGGAGTATTGGTATTAGTTGGAGTAGGTGTAGGCATTAAAGTTCCTGTCGCAGTTACTGTAGGAGTAGTTGTGGCAGTATATGTGTATGTGGGTGTGGCAGTATTTGTCGGTGTTGGTGTATTTGTAGGCGTTACTGTAGCTGTAGGTGTAGGGCCCGGGATGACATAGGACCCTGTATTTGCACAATCTGGATCAGTGTTTACCAATAAAATAGAAACAGCTCCATCAGAAACCCCTAATAGGTCGTACCCGTTGAGCAATTCATCCCTTGTTACACCCGAAGCAAGCAGATTTGCCACATCTACTACGTCATAGTACAAGTTAAAAGGCCCTTCGGCAAGTCCTGAGGTTAATCTGATAGTATAATTCACATCTATAAATATTAACTTTCCACCCTTTCTTCCGGTTTATAGTAGTGGTTTCTAGTATGATTTATGGGTGAAGCAAGCAAAACTGCTGCTTTTATCTCCCCTTTTTTCTGTTTTTGGAACACATAACTCATCCAAGTCTGTTCATAAGGCCTACTCCAGGTGGTTTCCAGGAAAACTTTCTTATTCCCTTCCTTGCTAAACCATAGGGGCCAGTTACAATAATGAATATCCCCTGTTAAAAACCTACAATCCTCATGCTTACCCATATGCTCAAATTCTGTTTTCGGGGCATTTGGATCTAATCCATGAACCGGGAGCGCTGTTTTATCAGGAAAATACTGCTCTCTCACAGATTGAGGAACATTATACCAGGCCCACTGTTCTGTACTATCTCCATATATTTCAGAGAAACTAAGCTTAAGATAATCTAGATCATTCTTGTACATTATCCTCAAAGTCTTATCATACAGATTATGGATATAATTAGTGAACCCATTCTTACAAACTGTCTTTACTTCTTCAGAATAGAGAAACATATCATCCTCAAAAAATATGTAATAATCATTGTCTGACTTATCAAAATGTTCAGCACATAACTGCCTCCCTCCACATATTCCTATATTATCTTGGTGTATTTCTTCAAACCCATACTCCTTGCATAACTCATCATATTCCTCATCTGTTGTCCTATCAGTAGAATTGTTGATAAGTATCTTCGAAGGTTTGAGTAAAAAGTTAGGATCTGCTTTTTTAAAAGATTCACACAAATCCCGAAACTGTGATGGGTAATTAAAAGTTAAAACATACACAGAGGTCTTTATGTCATTGTAAGATTTCTTGCCATTTAATAAAGCAGCTGGCTTTTCTTTGTACTCTTTTAACTCTTCAAAAAAGGGCCATACAAGACCATTACCTTCTATATTGAACTTATACGTCAATTCAGGATACAAATGTGATAGTATAGTAAATAAACACTCATCAGCACCCATATACCCTTCTGCTAAAGTAGAATTCATTATAGAATAATATAGATTATTCAAGTCATGAATTACTGCCTTTGGGCCTCCAAAAAATCCCCCTCTGCAGACATATTTTACATAATCTGTATTACAGTACCTTGCCAGGGCCTCTCTTTCAAATCCATGTATTTCAGTAGACCCTTCATACGGGTAAGCTAATTGTATAAACTTATCCCCTATTTGAGAAACATAGTTTTCAAGATTATCAAAAACTAAATCATGTTGGAAATATCCCTTATGTACAGTGCTAGTAATCCCCCCATCTATCCAGAAAAAATATTCTGAATTAAATGGATTAAGTATTGCGGAATCATTTACCATGAACATTTTAGTAAACATCATAGGGTTGTAGTACTTCAACCTAGCTTGTGGGGATTCCTTTAGCCACCCAACTTGATCAGCCCATCCCGGCTTATTTCTAATCTCCTGTATTTTATCAAAGAATGGATTCCATGTTTCGAACTCCTTAAGCTCTTTGTAGTATATTTTAGTAGGCCTGTCACCTCTTATCTTTAATACCTCTTCTTCCAGGTCTTTAGGTATCCATACACACATCTGACAATCGCTGTCAATTAGTTCAAAAAACCTGTCCTTATATTGCTGAAAATCTCTCTTAAAAGAATCATCTAAATCACCCCTCCCAAGATCCCACAATCCTGTAACTATTGTGACATTTTTATTCATACTTATTTCGTCTTTTACTTTTATTGATTCAACTTCCACTGGTTTCTTTACAGCCAGATACCATCCTAGTCTTTCATAAATACACTCTACTTGAAAACCAACCTCTTCTAATAATTTTATAGATGCTGCAGTAAGTGCATCCCATTCAGAATTCATCCAATTATGAAAGCTAACTGCTATTTGATCTATCTTATCAAAATCACCTTTATCCAGGCTATTTAGTAAAGGGTATTCCGACCCTTCTATATTTAACTTCAACACGGAGACTTTGTCAATGTGGTACCAGTTACAGAAAGTCTTCCAGTTAAGCATGGTAAAAGTTTTAGAACTTTCCCAGGAGTTTTCCTGAAATACAGATGATCCTAGATTTTGAAACTCCAAGGCTGTTTCTCCATTCATAGGTCCTAAAACTCCTTGAAATAATTCAGTACCCGGAGGTGAGTCTTCCTCAAAAGGATCTATACCTATAACTCTTTTTTTGCCTATAAAAATTCCGGACCAATCCCACCCAAGACATCCAACATCCACAACACACCCATCATGGTCATAGACTCTGCTGTGTACTGAAGAATAATCTTCTCCTTCTATTGTCCTTATTAAATTATCCATATAAGTAAATCCTATTCGTAATATTTTATGACTTCCGCTAATAGTGCCATATTTTTTTTAGTATCATGGAGCAGTCTAGGACCAACTATGTTAGGGTAGTATGATTCCGAATTTATGAAGTCGCTCAGAAAACAGTCCTCATTTGAAGGTTGCATTGGATCAAATTTTACACTTAACTTCTTGTAGTTTATTGGCTCTTCATATGCATACTTTCCTATAAACATCTCCTCGGCATACTTGCAGTAATACTGATATTCCGGCATTATGTCTTTTTGAAAATGATTATCGTGTACCACTTTTGATTTATTAAAAAAATCAATCATTATATCACCTTTACCGCCAAAAAAATTACCCATAGTCCAAGTATTCTCATGCATATTGAAATCACATGAGATAAATTTAGTCATCTCAGCCAATGTATTAAAGTAAGATGGTTTAAAAAAGTGCTCCAAAAATATGAAATCAGCATCTAAAACATCGTCCCTACTCACTGTATTTACAAAAATACTATCTGCATCTACAATAAAAATGTAATCATACTCTTTTTCCAGGTACTCTATACACAAAACTTTCATTGTAAGAGCATGATAAATATTATGAATTGCCGCATCTTTTCTTATAACATTGACAAAATCTAATCCTATTGGATGATCTACATTGGTTATTGCTATTAAATCCACATCTTCGGTAGGAAGAAAGTGTTTCTTAGCACTTCTAAACATTATATTAGCAGTTTCATAGTAGTTGCCTATGAAAAAATTATTAGGATTATCGAAGAAAAGGGAACAAATTAAAGCTACTTTCATTTAATTAAAATTTAAATCGGCTGCTCTATATTCACTAAAAGCAACCTTATATGTTTTATCTGGAGCTGTATCTAGAAAGAATTCGAGGAATAAAAATTTCTTTTCTCCAAATATTGGATCAGCCCCTAGAAATTCATTTGTAACAGGGAAATGCATTTTTTCGTTGTTTTCTTTTTCCAGCTCTCTTTGTACTACGTCAGTAACATCCGTCAATATATCAAAATTAGAGGATGAGTATCCTTCATCAATTTGAAAAGGAGGAGTACCATACATAGCTTTTTTCAAGTATATTTTAGACCCTTTAAATTTATCTTGCTCTTTATACCACTCAGGATACACTTCGCTCAGGTATGGGTTAAAAGAGAAATTATACCATTGAAAATTTTTAGGGCCCTCTACATAGCTGTTCAACCAGGCCTCATAATCCCACCTACCCCAGATATCCACTTCTCTACATTTTCTCAAATGCTCAGATTTGGCCCACCAAAAATTTCCCCAGTACCACCCGGATACGCAAGAGGCACCAGCTGTGTCATACTCATCTAACTTCTCTACAGTTTCTCTCCATTTGTCAATAACGTAGTACTCTAAAAATTCTTTCCAAGCTTGTATGTTATGAATCTTTAAAGTGCTTATTTCTTTAGACACTGAATCGGAGTATTGATTGCTAACTCCCTTTGTATGTAAGTATAATATCCTAGCATTGTCAAAAGAATCAGCAGCTTCCTTTACTTTTTTTATACCCAAGTATTCTGCAGTATTTTGTTCAGTATACTCTATAGTAGATACACGGTAGTCTTTCATAAAAGATTCAAAGTTCTCCCTTGACTCCTCAGCTAAATTAACTGTTACGTATATCTTATCTGCAGCTTCATATAACCCTGATTTTATCATTCTTTCCATCTGCCCAGTAATGACTTGTCTCCAGTTATTTACTAGATAACAATGGTAAACTACTATAATCATTTTATGCTTTTTTTCTTATTACGCTAGTAATGCTCCAATCAGGCCTTGATCTGTAAATTTCAACAGATTCTATATTATTTTCCAGATACTCCATCTCTTCTCCTGTCATATAAAAAGATGACATTTTTCCAGTAGATTTAAACTCCTCCAGCATATTCATAGTTATGGTTTTAGTAGGATCTCCCCAACCAAATACTGCTTTTTCTGGATTAACTACCTCTAGACTGGTGTGCAAATCTTCAAGTACATAAATACCTCCTGGGCGTAAAGTTTTAAACAACTTTGCAAAAGTTATTTGCTGATCCCTCATCCTATGAGACCCATCATCCATAACCACATCTATGTCTGATAAAGTAGAAACTAGGGTATCTAACTGATTTTCATCAGACTGGTCTAAATATTCTATTTTTACTCTGGTCAGATCTTTTCCCTCCAACTTATTCATACAGTAATCTGTAGCTATGTCGTACCCTGTTACTTCTGCACTTTTAAAATAATCTCTCCAGAGAAGAATAGAATCCCCATTATTTACTCCGACCTCAATAAATTTCTTTACTTCTTTGCATAAAGGCTTGAAAAGATCACTATAAACCAAATCAAAATAATGATGCTCATAATGTTTATCTGTAGCATAGTAAGGAGCTATATCCAGTAGTTCCAATCCTTCCGGTTTTGGTATATTGAGCATATCGTAGTATGCTAAATCAAGTGTTCTGTTCTTTACGTTTCCATAAGAAAATGCATGGAATATAAAGTTTTTATGGTGGCTACTTCTATATTCTCTACCATTCAATACTTCTGGTGATATTATTTTAATAAGATCTTCTGCCCTGGGAGTGGACTCCATAAGGACACCAAAACAAGTCTGATCATGCCAAAGCGCTTGAGCGTAATAGCCTTTTATATTATCTGGGCCTCCTTCTAACTCATCACATATATCCCACCAGTTCTTAAGATACTCTTTAGTCCATAAAGAGTTCTTCATTAGAAAGACACCTGCATTTAACTTACTAGGACCATAATCTTCAGTACAGACAATCTCTCTATAAGGGATTATAAAAGACTCTATATCGTAGCTGAAGTCACAAACCATAGCATCTGCATCCAGGAACAATACATAATCAGGATTTTCCTTCTCCATGACTTCCAGGATGAACTTTGGTTTGTACCAAGTAGGCGCTCTTCCTTCTATAGCATCGTATATTTTTTTGGTGTCTGTCTCAAGGTAATAAGTATATCCTTTATCCTCGCAGTATTTCCTATTAACTGCTTCTACATATTTTCCATATCCGACATTCTCTGTCCAGTATTGTGCTAGTACAATCTTCATTATTTTATTTTTTAAGGTAGATAACTTTCTATTTTATCGCACCATCCTTTAGAAGTCGAGTAGGGCCATACTACCCATTTAGTTGGTTTGGTCTCAGTATGGAAGGATCTCCACACTTTTATATAACCATCCGGATCATTGTACTTAGAATTTATCTCATTAGGATCAGCATCCTGTCTGAATATGGTCTCACCTTCTGCATTCTCAAACGCTACACACCAAAACTCATAATCCTTTTCAGGCACCTGGTCATACTGAAGATCTATACAATGTTTAAATATCTTTAAAAAAGATGCCTCGTACTCATCTCTATTCTCTATAACTGGGTTAGGGGCAAAATTGTTATCTATTGTGTACTGCTGTATTCCCCTAGTTCTAAACTGCAGCCCTGAATACGCCTCATACTCCGATAAAGTCCTCTCCTTACCAAACCCATAAGGGCCAAAATCTATGCTACATGGACATTCTCCATCCATTCCAAACAGGATTCTATTTCTCCTATGGCATTCATTATTTTTTTGTACCCATTCTGGATCATCATCCCATTGCTTTTTCCTACCTCTCCTAGTGTACTCATGCCACATAACAACTCTGTGTGGATGAAATAGATCATACCCCCAAGTATATGCCCTGGCGGCTATTGATATCTCCTCTCCATGAAAGTAGTAATTCGGATCGTGAGGAACTTCTGTACAAAATTCCCCTAAAGTAAAGCAAAAATGAGCAGAATAGAACCTAGCAGGTATTGGTTCTTTTAAACTTTCCCAATTATGTATAGTCGTTGGTAGAAAAAATACAGCTCCCTCTGGGATAAACCTATCAAATATCATCCACCATGGCTCTTGTACCCTCTCTGCAGGATCATTTTGTGGGTTATAACTAGGAATATATCCGGTAAGAAGAGGCTTCTTATGACCCTTTTTTTGTAACTGTTTTATCATTTTTATCAAAATAGAGTCCCAGTCTTGTACAAACCTATGATGGGAATCCATTTGAAGAGTATATTTCTCTCCACCGTATTGCTGCTGAACTGAGTTCCTGGCCCAACATACCCCTTTACTATCTAAGTAGTTTACATCCACTATACGAAACCTATCATCACCCTTAAACTCCTCTAAAGTGTCCCAATCATCTTCAGGGGCATGCTGCCAGCATATCCCAAATCTTAGATTTTCAGGGTACTTTGCTTTATCTATACAATCTTTTAAGGTGGGAAGAAGCTCTGGATCTCTGTAACTAGCTATTTGTAAAAAAATAGTATTCATTTATAAAACATTTATTGCAAAACTAATAATTAAAACAATATCTTCAAAATATTTTAAGCGTCATTATCGCAATCTGATGGACATCCATCTCCCCATGCTTGACTGTAGGTTCCGTCCAAAGAATCGCATGCTACAGAGTTTAAAACTGCACATACATATCTTTTATCCCCTAAGGCATCTTCAGGGAATATTGTAGTTACTCTTAATCCACCATCACATCCAGAGTAAGAAAATACCGCAGGTCCAGGCCCTACAAACGCCAATACATAACATACACACTCATTTATCTGATTAGGTGAGGGTGTAGGGGTGGGATAAATAGGTGTAGCACTGGTTTTTGGTGTAATTGATGGGAAAGGTTTAGGGTTTTCACTTTCTAATTTAAGCCTTTTCTTGTACATTATTATTGATATAGTTGCTATAGCAACTAAGCTAATGAATATAATGGTTCCGGTTTCCATAAATTTTATTTTATATAAATATGAGCGTTATGTATTTGAGTTACATGTTATTAAGTCATTTTCTTGAGAACTTCCTCCCATTGGCGCTACTCTATCACCCAGGACTAATGCATACGGGCCCTCTACTGTGTTGTTGCACATACACTCTGTCCTTGCTCCAGCAGTGGCATATCCCATTACCAAATTTTCCCCAGTATTACAATTTTTGTAATCGTAATATATCGTTCCATAAGTGTCTATATCTGCTTGGGTTACTGTCAATGTGTACCGATAACAATCACAAATATATGTAGCAGTTGGTGTCAGAGTTTTAGTAGGTGTGGGTGTCAAAGTTTTAGTTGGTGTAGAAGTATATGTCTTAGTAGGTGTGGGTGTTAAAGTTTTAGTTGGTGTAAACGTCTTAGTAGGTGTTGGCGTTAAAGTTTTAGTAGCAGTGAATGTTTGAGTGGGTGTAAACGTCTTAGTAGGTGTAGGAGTTAAAGTTTTAGTTGCAGTAAATGTTTGTGTAGGTGTAGGAGTTAAAGTTTTAGTAGATGTTTGAGTTTTAGTATTAGTAGGAGTTAAAGTTTTAGTAGCAGTGAATGTTTGAGTATTAGTAGGAGTTAGAGTTTTAGTTGCAGTAAATGTTTGTGTAGGTGTAGGAGTTAAAGTTTTAGTAGCAGTGAATGTTTGAGTAGGTGTTTGAGTTTGAGTAGATGTTTGAGTTTTAGTATTAGTAGGTGTTAGAGTTTTAGTTGCAGTGAATGTCTGAGTAGATGTTTGAGTTTTAGTATTAGTAGGTGTTAGAGTTTTAGTGGCAGTGAATGTCTGAGTAGGTGTAGGTGTTAGAGTTTTAGTTGCA